CTGTCTTCGCTAAAGCCGATGAAACCATCCGTGCTGAAAGACAAGTATTCAAGGACCTTTACCGCTCCCTAAGCGAAGTACACCGCCTCAGCCGCCTCATGGGCGATGATGCCACAAGCCTAGAAGTCGGCTCCCTCATCCATGAATGCGAAAGCGTTCTTAAGAATGAAAGCGCCCCTTCCTTGGTTCTCGCTGAAGACCTAGCCCTCTATCTAGAAGCCGCTACACAGGCCCTAGATTTCGACGGTTCTGCTTGGACTGTTATGTCACCAGTTATCAGCATCAATGGCGATAACCCATTCATTCACAAATACGGCGCTATGAACGGTAGCCCCGGCGATCATAAGGGGCCATATGAACTAAGCCCCACATCCGATGGACATACTGTAAAAACTGACGTTACAGGCATGGAATATTACACAAACATGCACAGCAACGACCTCAACCCAAAACTACATAACCCCTACGCTCCCGAAGGCGGCGACTTCCTAATCAAGGGCGCTACCCCAATCGTTTCCGATACATTCGAACTCGGAACCTCTGGCGGTAAAGACACTTGGCCAGCCTTGGAAAACCCCTACATCCCCGGACAGGAAATGACCTTGGGCGACAGCTTCAAGCTAATCGATCCTGAAAACGCATCAAATTGGTACAAAAAGAACCTCGATGTGGTTCCCCAAGATGATGTTCTCGCCAAAACAGCTAAAGACTAAGTCTAAGGAGATAAAGTGAACTCGAACCAGTATCTACTAATCGACTGCTGTACCTATGGAGGAATTGAGCTTGCCATGAATGAGTCCTCAGAAAGAGGACTCACCAAATTCAGAGGCAAATTCCAAGAAGCGGAAGCTGTTAATAAAAACAAAAGAATGTACAGCTATGGTGTACTAAATGAGAATGTAAAGAAATTGCAAGAATGTGTCAAAGCAAGAGGACTTGTGGGTGAATTAGACCACCCAGAAGATAGCATTATTCACTTCGAAAAAGCATCTCACGTTATTACGAAGTTGTGGTGGGAAGGAAGCGTCCTAATGGGTGAAGGAGAAATCCTTAATACACCCCACGGAAAAATCCTAAAAGCCCTAATCAACGACGGTGTACGTGTCGGTGTCTCTTCCCGTGGCGTAGGCAACGGAAAGACGAATGAGAATGGCATCCTTGTAATTGACGAGTCTTACAAACTCATCACCTTCGATGTGGTTGCTGACCCGTCTACATTCGCCGCTTTCCAAAAGAAAGTAGGCACAACCAAGGAGAGTCAGGAGTACACTCCAGAGGTTTTTGATAATTCCCAGAAAAAAAATGACAGCAGCAGCATACATAAGGTAAACAAAGATGCTCTGATAGCGTGTCTGGGCGGAATTGTAAAGGCTCAAACTAACAACATCAAAATGAGGTTAGGATAATGGAACATAAAATCGTTGAATCATTGAAAAAGCTTTTACCTGAAGATCAGGTAAATGAAGTCGCTTCAGCCGTGTCTGAAATGCTAGCAGAAGCTCAAGAAAAGCTCGAACAAGATTATAATAATAACCTTGAAGAAGCTTACTCACAGCTATCAGCCGAACTTTCTCAGGCTGAGAAAACCGCTTACCAAGGATACCAAGAGGCCTATGAGATTATTAACGATCTTAGCAGCCGCCTAGAGGTACAAAAAGCCGAATTCGAGAAGACCCTCGAAGAAGGCTACGAAGAAGCTTACCAAATGCTTCTTTCCGAAAGAAACAGCAAGGGCAAAGTCGAAGTTGACCTCTACGAGGAATATGACGGCAAACTCGCTGAAATGAAAAACTACATTGTTGAGAAAGTTGACCAATTCCTCCAACTCAAGGGCGGAGAAATCTACGAGCAAGCTCGCCATGATCTCATCAATGACCCAAGAGTCGTTGAACACAAGGTCGCACTCGACAAGATTATCAACATTACCAGCAACTACCTTTCTGACGAAGAGAAAACCTTTGCTACCTCATCCAAATTGGATGAATCAACAAAGAGGAACGAAGAGCTTAAAGGACAACTCAGAATGCTCGAAGCTCGTAACATCCGTCTCTCCACAGAAAATACTCGCCTAAACGAGTCGGTGCGCAAAACCGCTTCCGTTATTACCGAAGCCAGAAAAGCTGTGCCTGCTCAAAACAGCAGAACTAGGCTGCTCGCCGAACAGAAAGAAAGATCAACGAAAGTAAAGACAGCAAGCGGGAGAGGACATATTGACACCGAGAACATTCAGGTTATTGCGGAATATAACACTGGTTCAGGTGAAACAAACGAGCTACTTATTCTCTCAGGCGTTAAAAAGAATAAGAACTAAATCTTAATAGGAGTTAATCAATGAATGCTAATGCAAGATTTCTAAATGAAGCTAAAGAGCTTGAGACTCGTTGGAGCAAAACTGGTATTCTAAAGGGCATCGAAGACCCTTATGTCCGCTCTGCTACTGCAGTTCTACTCGAAAACCAGAGGCTTATCAACGAAGTCGCAACCGATACATCCGACGTTGCACAGTTCAAGAGAATTTCTATTCCTCTTGTCCGTCGTATCTATCCACAGCTAATCGCTAATAAGATTGTTAGCGTACAGCCACTACTCGGCCCAACCGGCTTGGTGTACTATCTCCGCTTCCGCTATAGCTCCAACAAGGGCTATATGCAGGGTGCTTCTAACGACAGCGGCTTCCCCGCTGACGATAACACCTCCCTCCAACAGAGGGCGAGCGGTGATGCCAACCTTGACATCTACTACTCCAGCCAGTTCGTACAGAACGAGAAAACCCCAGATACCATTGCTGTTCCTAACTCTGCAGTGAATATGGGTAACTTCCAACACACCCCCATCTTGGGCGGCACTGTTACTGGTACCATTTATCTAAACGGCACCGTTAGCCAGACATTCACCGTCGCTAGCTCTGGGGCTTTCACTTTCAATACCGTAAGTGGAACCGACCTCGCTACTAGTGGCTCACTCGACCTAAATACAGGTGGATTCAGCCTAAGTTGGAACGCCACTGCATCTGGCCCTGTTTACTGCGTAGTTTCCTACGAGTACAACATGGAGTGCAATCAGGACCTCCCTGAAATCAATCTAGTTATTGAATCAGAAGAGATCGCTGCTAAAACCCGTAAGCTCAAGGCTGTTTGGTCCTATGAAGCACAGCAAGATCTCCGCTCTCAGCACAATCTTGATGCTGAAGCCGAGTTGACCGCTGTTCTCGCTCAGGAAATCAACCTCGAAATCGACCGTGAGTGCGTACAAGACCTCCGTCAAAACGCCGGTACTGTCGCTGCTTGGGACCTCGCTACCGCACTTGGTGATACCATCAAGGAAAAGTACGAATCCCTCTACGTGAAGATTGTTGAAGTCTCCAACGTTATCCACAGAAAAACCCTCCGTGGTGGCGCTAACTTCATCGTAACTTCTCCTGAAGTTGCTTCTATCTTCGAAACAGCTACCGCCGGTTTCGCACCTGCTCCTTCTGAGACATTCACTAGCTCACTTGGTATTCAGTACGTCGGTACTGTTGCTAACCGCTACCGTCTCTACAAGGACCCACTATTCCCAACCAACCAATTGTTGATGGGTTATAAGGGCGACAGCTACATGGACAGCGGATACTTCTACTGCCCCTATGTACCACTAACACAAACACCAGTTGTGCTAGATCCAGAAAGCTTCTGCCCCCGAAAAGGTATACTTACTAGATATGGCAAGAAATTGCTACGTGAAGGCGCAAAGTTCTATGCCCGTCTATCAATTGCTAACTTTGTTGTGTAAGGATATACCTAGATATCAAACTTATATCACAAGAACCCCGGCTGCAAGGTCGGGGTTCTTTTTTCTTGCCTTTTAAACTTACTTGTGATAAAATCGCCTTGTCCACACAAGGGAGCTATATCATGAATGAAAAGAAACCGCACAATCCTTGGAAAAAAAGCGATGAAGCTAAAAGACACATGTCTGAATCTGCAAACAAGAAGTGGGCATCTGAACTTGGGCGAAAACTAAAACAGAGATTAAGCGAATTAACTGCGCAAAAAATTGCATCAGGACAACAGAAGAAAACTAATCGTGGATATTTTTATAGCACAAAAATGGGTGATTATATAGCTTGGTATTCAACATACGAGTTAAAAGCACTTACTATTTTAGAAGCAGATGATAAAGTTTTGAATTACCAAACTGCACATTATTATCATGTTAATGGGCGCAGTCGTGTCGCAGATATACTAGTTAATAATAATAAAATAATTGAAGTCAAGCCGCAAGATATTTTAGATCGTAATTATCCAAAAGTCATTGAACAAATAAAAGATGCTAAATCATATTGTGATATTCAAAAATACGAATATGAAATATGGACAGAAAAAGAATTGGGATTTGCTAGTTACAATGATGCTAGAATGTGGTCGGACGAATTCAGAAAAACACTTGAAGGTATTGATTATCCAGCAGTAAGAAAAAAGAAAGGCCGTGACAGGGCAAACAAACATTATTGGCTAAAGATAGCTGGTGTTACAGTAACGAATTTTTGCAAACATTGTAAGTGCAGTCATACACAACTTAAAGTAACATTTATGAAAAACATTAAAAAAAATAATGGTGAGTATATTTGCTGGAAGGAAAATGGCAGACGTATAGGAAAGTTGCCAAAAGATCATCTAAAAAAGATAAATCCATATGCGCATGAAAACAAACAAGAGTGCATAAATTGTAAGAATGTGCTTGACTATTCAAACTTTTCTGTTAAAGATAAAAAAATAGGAAAGTTGATGAATGTGTGTAAAGTTTGTCGGTCCAAAAAAGCTTTGGAGAAATATCATGCAACCAAAAAGTAATTTCGGGCACAGATATTCTATAAGGTTATGGAAAGATAAAATATTTGACAGCAACATCCACAAACATAACTCTTTCGATCATTATTATACCAGATCGTGCTTGTTTGGACTAGACAGCGTCAATTGTTATTGTTTTTTTGGCTTTGGTTTTACCAATTAAGGAATTAAAAATGAAATTTAGGAATGTAGGTTTTAAATTTATTTCATTTCCTTGCTATTGGCAATTATGGTGTGATTATGATGAACATAATTTGTTTGGAACAAGAAGTGATCGTGCTTGGCCTTTTGAAGGCAATCATATGTCAAAATGTTTTGGCCAAGGCACTATAATACTTTATATGCATTAATTGCATACTTTATGCTGTTATTGCATTAATGCGAGTGTAATTCAGTGGTAGAATGGTGCTTTTCCAAAGCATTCGTCGTGGGTTCAATCCCCATCACTCGCTATAGAGGTGTGAAATGGCGACATTAAAAGACTTAGTATCTGATTTGAAGCAATCTGATTCGGAGTGTAGGATTTCGATTTATACTCCTAGTGGATTGGGTGTGCCGTGTCATTTTCATATAACTGAAATTGGCAGGACGGTTAAGAGTTTTGTAGATTGTGGTGGTGTGAAGAGGGAGACTGGTGATACAACTTTTCAGGTTTGGGTTGCGGACGATACCGAAC